TTGCTTTATCTGCTGTGATCTAGCCCATACCTTAGGAGTTGTCAGAGAACGCAAGGCCTTAACCTTCATCCTGCTAGCATCCTGTAATTCGTCCATAACTTCTATACCTAATTGTTTGCCATTCATCCTTCTAAACATGACCGCAGAATATTCCGGTAACATTTGCTGGGCAGCTAAAAATCTAGCCTGTTGCTCTTCGTTACTGTTCTTAAAATCAGATTCTATTTGGCTATTATCTTGATGTAGCATAGAATCGACAGTATCTTGATATTGACCAACAATTTGATCGGCCATTTGCTTTCCTGAATATCCAAATATTGTCTGGGAATATGGAGCTACAGCATCAATAATAAAATCAGCCAAAATATTCCCTTCAGGCCCAGCCATTTCCCTCGTTTGCATTGATGTTATTGTGGCTACTGATGGCGCGAATATCATTGGTGGATAATGACCTGGCTTATATCCTTTTGTAGCCATCATTTGGTCAAGATTCATACCCTGTTTAAGCATACTAGTAGTCTGCGTAGCATCTATTCCGGCTCCTAAAGTCTGCGCATATAATGCCCTAGCTGAATCTTTTGGCATTGTCGCTAAATCTGCCAATTCAGCTCTTTGCTCATATAAATGAGATTTAGCTTTCTGTTCGTTTACTGTATTGAAAATACTTTGCCTTAATGCATCTTGTAATGTTTGTGGTTGCTGTTGTTGCGGCGCGCCTGCCTGTGGTTGTGGCTGAAAAACAGGAGCTTGTTGAGGAACAGGCTGTTGCTGAGGATATTGCTCTTGCTGTTGAGGTCTATTAAACAAAGATGGAATACTTTGCGCCAAAGCATTACCTAATGTAGGTTGTTGCTGATCTTGTGGTAATTGCACTCCTTGATCCATCGATCCAACCGTAGGGACTTGCTGTTGTGAAGGAGGATTAAATTGATCTGGATTTTGGTTCATATATGATAATGCGCCAACTTGCTGAGCTACTCCAGACGCGCTTAATAATGGATATTTAGCTTTAAATTCAGCTTCTTTAATCTTATATGGTAATAGACTATTGGCTTCCCTGGTTTGCGCTCCAGCATATCCAGCTTGTGCTCCCTGTAATGCTATTTCTGATCTAGTTTTAGGTCCATACCATTGCGCCTGCTCTCCAGTTAATTTCCCTTGATTCTGCTGTTGCAATAAATCAGCCATAGTAATTTCTTCAGCATGTTCAGCTTTAGGAGCTGTAATCTGATTCTGCAATTGAGCCTGCTGCAATGCTTCAGCTAAACTAGGTCCTAAATACTGATTCTTAATCGTGTCCGCTTCATTCTGCAATTGCTGCTGTCTAATAGCCGCATTGTATTTCATGCCCGCTAGAAAAGGATTGCTTTCTTCAAATGTAGGATTTGGAACATCTAATACTGGTAGACCCATATATTCACCTATAAACCAACTGCACCTGTTAATCCTGATATTAAACCGCCACTTTGCTGATTTTGAGCCATTGTGTTCTTATAAGACAACATAGCTTGAGATAATAAAACATGAGCTAAATCTTGAGCCATTTGGCTAGATGCTTGATAACCCTGATTGCTAACTCCTTGCATTCCCTGCGCTCCAAACTTGCCAACACCAAGAACTTGCTGCATATACTTATCGTAATCTTGGCTGGATAATCCAGTTATAACGCTTGCTAATTGCTGTTGCTCTTGAGGGGTGCCAACCATACCGCCAGCAGCTCCAGCTTGATTAGCGGCATTAGTAGCTTGATCTACATTATATTGATAGCCAGGAGATGCAGTATATCCTTGTCCTAATTGATTTATAACATCAGCAGGATTTGTCATATATTTGTTATATGCTCCAGTAGTTTTTCCTAAAGCATATTTTCCTGTTTTTATATAAGGATTATAATAAGGGGATATAGTTCCCTGAATTTGTCCCAAATATTTATTAGCAGCATCAAATGGATCTTTGTAATTTAAACTATAAAGCAACTGCCCGATGGCTGTATTTGTCATGGGGTTCGCCATTGGATTTGAAGATGATTGACCATAACCTACATCATTCCCAGTCACATATTGATCTGCCCCAGTTGCTGCTGTTGTCGGCATTGCCATAAATTACCTCTTATAATGTTGCTATTACTTTAAATGTACCGTTAATGTTGACTTTTAATTCGTTAGTGTCCTTATCGTAAATTAAAGCTCCTAATGAATTAATATTATCTAATATCCCTATATTTGCAGTAGTTTGCTGCGGTACTTTTATCCCTTCTTGAGATAAATTATTCTGCAAATGCGAGAACAATTGCGATAAAATCATCTTCCAGGTATCGGTAAGATTACCTTCTTTATCTGTAAATTTCGTATCTATAAAATTTGGTATGCTCATTGATATATACTCGTTGCGCCATTTCCCACAACAAATCTGCCTGTCGCCCAAAATCTAGCCTGATATACAACCTCATTAGCTAGACCTAAATTCCAAAATACTAATCTGTTATGTCTCTTGCCTAATTTATTTAAGTCTTGCCCTACTATATTGCCAAAGCTTACTCCACCGTCAGTCGATATAGACAAATCAACTCTTTGCAATAAGGCATCAGTTCCCTCTTCAATAACCATCTCTAAATTATTAATAATAAACTGAGAGCTATCTGGCAATCTAATAGAATTAGTAACCCTAACTCTAGGTATCTCCTTTCCTTCATTAGCCGTATATTTAGTATTTAATTCATATAAATTACCGTCGTTAAAACTTATGAAATAATATGTATTATTGAAAAACACTACTTTTTTCGCTATATGATAATTCATATAATCATCACATAATGTGAAAAACTTCTTGGTATTGAAATCAAATATCAAACTAAAATTGTCCGTCTTAAATGTAATCTGATAAATCAAATGCCCGTCTTGCTTAAATAAAAAAGCTGATGAATCTTCTGGTTTAGTTAATTGAGCAAATTTAAAGTTAATACCATCATTAGATATTTGTTGAACTTCCCCTCCTGAACTATACATAATTACAGGCCCAGATTTTTCATTAATTCCTAGCCAAATAACAAAATTGTCTCCATAAGCGATAGTCGCCGGACTTAAACAACCATAATCAATGTTATATCCAGAAGTTCTTTGATAAGGAAATAACTGATAACCAACATCAACCCAATGCTCCGTTACCGTCTTACCCATAACTAACAAACTATTTCCTTTTCCAGGTAATCTAACGCAAGCTACAGGATTATCTGGTTTAGTTTGAAATCCCCCTACTTGATTAGGAGCTGCCGGCCAACTTAATCCATTATTTAAAGCTGATAATTCCCATCTAGCCGAATTAATATCAGGAGCTATAAAATAACCATCTTGGAAACATACATATCCAGGTATGAAATCTAATGCTGCCTTTTGAAAATCACCAGTAGAATAATTATAAATATACATACTATCGCGATCACAAAACGCTATCTGGTTATTGTCATTTTCATCTATAAAAACATCTCCGGTCGTAGTATCGATAGTATTTATAAATTGATAATTTAAATTAGCATCTATCGAATAGATATTGCTATTTATTACTACAAACATCTTTCCAACTTTAGAACTATTAAATATCCCACGTCCGCTTCCCTCACTGGATAAACTCAGAATCTGTTTATATCCAGCATAAGGAACTAGAAAATCATCAGAAATAATCATATTGAAAGTTTGTTCAACTGATATTTTCGGGTATCTGCCAAATACCGTAGAACCAACAATATTAACTGGTAATTCCTGTAGGTGCTGGCCTCGTTTACTCATTATTGAGGAGGCCTCCATCCCTTGCCAATATTAATATCAGCAAAATTTAGAGAAGGAGTTCCGGACATTCTTGATCTTTTAACAATAGTTAAATCTATAGGACTTTGATCGCGCATCTTTATTCTAAATTGCTCCAAGGTATCAGCAGTCTGCGGCGGTAGAGATACTCCTTGCCTATTGCAAATAAATTGAGCAACCTCATACTCAAGATAATTAGTATAGAATCTATCGAATGTTAAAAATAAATCCGTATCGGCAGTTACATCATCAAAACCAAATTTACCCCATACTTTACAAACATAAGCTCCGGCAGGTTCGAAATATAAATATAAATCAGCTCCTCCTAAAGTACGCTCCATATGCCATTTAAACGGTAATGAAGGAATAGTATCTAATCTAGCTGTTGCAAAATATGCTTTTCTTCCTACTTCATAAGTTGGATATCGAACATCTCCAATATTGAAAGTAAAAGACTCTATTTCCACTAAATTAGGAATGAAATATTTCTCCTGACCAACTATGCCATTAAACGTATATTGCTTGAAATATGGGATAAATCTCTTATCGAAAGACTTATCAGCAAGGACATTATTGAGTACGGTAACGCCGTCAGTCAATTGATCACCAGATACTGTTTGAAATCCTCTGCTCACAATACCCGATAGATAATATGCCTCTGTAACTAATTGCCTTGCTGTATAAGCCATTCTTACTTACCTATGATAAATAATCTTCAAATGCCCCAACTAAAAGAGTCAATGCACCGCTTGCGGTAACAAGATATTGAATCTTAGGAACGCCTGATACTAAACTCGCTAAGGTAACTAACTGCTCTTTTTGCGCCACATGAGCCACTACTCCAGATAATGTTAAAATAACAGTAGCTACTGAAGAGCCGTCTGTAAGACTAGCAACATCTCCGGCGCCATTTGGCGTAAATGTAGCATCAAAATAAACTTTGGTCGCGATAGCTGGAACACAAGCTGACAAATCAACGGCGGCTAAGGTAGTGGAACTACCACCACTTAAAACAGAAATAGCAGTATCTAACCAATATGTCCTGTTAGAATTTGTCCCTGTTTGAGTCATTTTGATAAAGTTAGACGCAACAGTTGTCGCGAATCCAATCCTACGGAAAATATCATAGCCAGTAGGCATAATTGGAGCTGTCAACGAGGTAGATAACAGCGTTGCTGTTGGTAAAAATCCAGTTGACTGACCAATTACAAATACTGCATAAACTTGCGCGGCAGCAATAGTTCCTGTATCTAAACCATTAGCGCCTGTAAACGCAGAACTTAAAGTTGTTGCGCTTCTTAAAGTTAAATCAAACGCATTAGTCGAATCTTTGCAGGTTCCCGTTGCTACGGTTAATGTAGTATTAGAGGCCCAAGAAATAGCAAGCCCATCAACATGATTAACCGGTAATACTACTGAAGCTGATAATGTACTCATATTTTATATCCTCAAATTAAAGTGGCAGAACAAGTCTTAAACAATATTCAGGCGGTAAAGTTGAAGCCCAAATACAGTCGTGAACCAATCTTTGTAAGTTTTGACCAAGTAAAGCACCGTAACTTAAGCGTAATGAAGCGCCAGTATCTTTATCATTTTCACTTGCTGTCGGGAATGGTGTTTGATCAGGTAATCTTGGCATTGCTACAAATAAAGCATCACCATCAACTAATAATCCTGTTCTGTGGCTTGGCAATACTTGAATTTTCATACCAGCTTGAATTGCGTTATTAATATTTTGGTTGGCTCCTGGTGCGCTTGTTAAACCAACGCCAGAACCTGCTAATATATTAATTACAACGGTAGTTCCTGAGGCAGAGGCATCAGCAGTAATACGCATTTGAACTGGTTGGCTTGTTACTTTATTTCCAGTGAATGTCATAGTACGCATATTTGGCTTACCGGAAACATCGATAAACTGACAGAGATCACCACGCTTGATTGCGTTTACATTACCACTTAATGAAGCATCGCAAGTACATGTAATTTGCGTTACATTTGCGCCAGTTGCGTCATTTGTGCTAACTACTGTTAATTGTTTGATAGCTGTAGTAGAGCCGTTTCCTACATCTCCAGCTATATGAATTGGCAATAAGTTAGATTGATAGTAAATAGTATTTGGCGTGCCGTATCTACCAATCTCCCATGACATTGCTGTCTCATTGTTTCTCTCTGGGGTAAATTGACCATGAGAAGTTCCAATGATTGCCGGAATTATAGTATTAGGCATGTAAATCTTTATATCGCCCATATTTGTTGAGCCAACTTCTCTCCAATTAGCAACCATCTGAGCTAATTGCTGATAGCTGGTTAATGCAGTAACGCCATCACCAAAAAATCTATATGGACCTGATTCAGCATGATAAGCACCACTTGGAATGTAATAATTAGGATTAGCAGGATCTGGAATCATTACAGGAATATCACTTGTAGTATTTAAAGCAATATTAGATTCAATCTGAGCACCTAAAGCACGAATAGCTGATTTACCAATTTTGTCCATATACGCATCTTTGTCTAAATTAAAGATTTGTTCTGGATTGGTGACAACCATTGATGTGTTAGCAGACTGATCTACTGTCAATGGATGGTATCTCTGGGTAATTGGTTGATCAACCGCAACTAAACCATTAGAAGTAGTAAATCTATATGGAAGCTCCATATTGACAGTACTGCCCAAGTTTGCAGTTAGATTTT